CAAGGACTTCCATGATATTTATACCAAAGAACTCAGTAAGACCTGAATTCTTCCAAACCTCGGTACGTATCGCATCCGTTGCCGGAATAGATGACACACCAGCCGTCGCTTGACGGGTGTTAACCGGATTGTAAGCCAAAGAACGAATTGACTCTACCACTTCCGGAGAAACAACAAGGTCAGTAATACCATGACGTGCCCCTGTGGGGGTACCACCTGACCAAGAAGCATTGACGCGCTTGGCTTTAGTGATAAGCTTGTTGAGGTCATCCAGCTGGAAAACATTTGCCGCTGCCGTACGGAAAACGTTACGGTTTTTGGCGGTATATGTTGCATTTCCAGAGGTAGCCTCTGCCAGAGCTGTCATTAACAAGTTAGAAGAAGTTCTCTCTTGTTTCAACAGCACTTCCTGTGCTACACGAGTGAAGGTTTTACCAATCACATCCAAACGTGAACGAGAGGCGTACTTTCTATCGAAAGCCACCGCACTATCCAGCGTGTAGGTTGTGAACTTCAGTTCCGCAGCAGTAGGTTGCACCATGTTGGTCGGAAGACCACCGGCGACTGACTGACTATAAACCTTGATATAATCCTCATCGAAGATGTTGTAATACAAATCCAACGGGAGAGAAGGGTTATCATCAGCGTTATACTGGAGCGGCGTAAACAGATTGCTCAGTGTAGGAGCGTTATTAATAACCTCCGACACTACAGGACCAATAAACTCGGCCAAAGCAACCTGCGCGTTATACGCGGTATCCCGATTCTTAGAGGCCATAGCCTTAATAAGTTCGAGTTGTTCAGGTGTTCTTTTTAATGTAATTTTCATTATATTATATTCCTTTCCGAGTTTTAACCGTTATCCGCGATCGACCATGAAGCAGAAGCATCAATATGAACCATCGCGTAATTAGCTGTGCCTGTACCTGCAAACTGATCAGATTGCCCGTTTTGAGAAGTACGATTACCTGTAGCAATAATATGCCCAATAACACGATGCAGATTAACCAATTCGGGGGCTAAGCCATCCATGGTACCTGCAGTGGTACTAACCACAGCAACGTTACCGGGGATAAAAGTAGTGCCCTCTGTATATGCTGTCTGGTCAAAGGTAAACAGACCTCTTGTCGCGACCGGAACGGCTTGACCGCTCAGAACCGCCTGTAATTCATCCCGCTTAATCGGATTATAGATGAGTTTTTCACCGTTCTCATCATTTTTAATCGTTTGATTAAGTGTGACTCCCAATACTGGAGCGCCGGTTGTTGCTGCGATGCACCGGAGGGGAACTTGAGGGTATTTGTCGGCACCCAAGAATGGATAGTCCGTTTTACCAAGGTAACTTGAGGAAGATGCGAATTCAACCACGTCTTTCTTTAGGTTACCACTCAGCACCTTCACGAGTACACCAGCACTACCGTCTCCATCAGTTGATGGGCTATCATCAACTATTTGATTGGCAAACATATTGATCACGTCGTGATCGCTATATTGCCTGAATGGATATAATCTTAATGCCATAATGTTTTAATATGTTACTGAAACTGTGTCGGGGTTAAAAGCCTTCATGAATTTGTCTCGTAGAGACTCTTCCTTTGAAGAAGCTTCATTATTATTAACAATAGCAGGCTCCTCGGGAACTTCTACGTTCTCTACGAGCTCTTCCACTGTCGTCTCTTCCTTAACGCTGGCTTTCGCCTGATCAAGGTCAGCTAAACGCTTCTGAAGTTCTTCCTCGACTTTAGCCTGAAAAGCAGTCTCCTGCTCTTCTTGGTAAGCCTTACTTTTATGTTTTAGGATAACCCCAAGTTTTTGCTGATAACTATCAAAAGCAGCTTCCGAAGACTCGAGCGCAGCGACTTCCTTGGCTAAAACAGCGCGATCACTGTCATCCAATTCGTACTGGGAATCGATATTTTCCATTCTGCTATTGAACAACTCCTCTGCCTGAGCAGCGGAGATGGTACCCTCGAGAGAAGAGATCTTCTCTTGAGCCTCTTCGAGTTGTTTCTTAAAATCCTCGATATTAGCTTTGGCTTCTTCAGCGCGAGCAATCGCTTCAGCCTTTTCATTGTCGGCTGCTTCTTTCTCTAGCTTCCACTCAACATCCCGTTCACGGATTTTATCCATAATATGGGTTGCCATGTTAGCCACAGACTCATGCGAAAACTCAGACTTTTTGCCTAACTTAGAATCGAGCATCTTTTCGAACTCCATTGTTAATTCTTTAGTGTCCATAGTTTTAAAACTGTTATGTTTTTTTACATTAAATTCGGCGTTTTGGGAAATTTTTAAAATATTATTTTTAATTTTTTCAGTAGCTTCCTCTTCCTCTCCCATGGGCTCTTCGTCTCCCTTTTGTGTAGTGATACCTTTTACATCTGCTGCTGGTTTCGTAGTAAAACCGATTCCTAGGGGAAATACCTCTCCCGCCACTAGGCGATAAACCGGCGTTCCATCGTCTAACGTGCCGCTACCGTCATTTGCACGCAAATATTTTTCAAAATCTTTAATTTTATAAGGATCAGTAATAATCTCCGCTTCACTAAGGTTTTGAGAGCCTAGAGCTATACTATACTCATTAAAGCCAAGCTCCCAGCTCGCAGAAATCTTATGATAATCCAAATCTTCAGGGTCACTAGCTTTAAGTAAAAGCTCCGCAAATTCAGGGTTAACCGTCCTATAGATAACCGCAGCTAACGAAATATAAAAAGGATCAACGCGATCTTCTAGTTTATCTGTATTTAAGATCTTATCGTTTTGCATATCTGTAAATGCCGCATTTACGATATGACCCACCACTTTTGTTTTTTTATGTTCTATATTGGTCGGTTTATGAACAAAATACTCCAGCAGATCCTTGGCTGTCGAAGAATCTATGCCATCGCCGTTCCTGTTGAATCTGTTGACAATGGCAGCATTAAAGGCGGCTCCAACCAAATCAATGTTACGATCCAAATCTATACCCTTAGGAATCAATGGTTTTAAATTATCCAAAGAAGCAACACTAATACTCAAATCTTTTTCTAAGTCGTCCGTCGCAAAAACTTCAAAATCAAACTGAGTTTTGAATTTATAAGGTGAGCCCATATCTGTTATAATACACTTTTTTAACCTTTTGGTGACGAATTCTTTGTGCTATGATATAAGATAGCCGAAGCATATTCGTCCAAAGAGTGTTCTGCGCTTATGTCGGCAACCTCTGCAAGGGTTTGAAGCTCCAATAGTTTTTTATTATTTTGCAGGCAATTTATAGCGGTTTTTTTCCACTCTGCCTGTTCGCACGCCGTAATCACAAGTTCGCCCACTTTTTCTAATATCTTTTTTTGCTCAGTATTTAGGCGCTTCTTTTTGAAAGCCTTTTTAGCTTCAGCGGTTATATCTATATAAAACTTATTGGTCGCATCGATAACATTCTTAATAGACTCTACTGCATAAGCTTTTTTCGCATTTGTCTTAGAGCCTAATGGTCGACCCGGCACCTTGGGGGTTTTGGTTTTTTCTTTTTCTAATATTTTAAGGCTCTTCGGATGACGAACCTCTTCAATGGCCAATTTATCTTCCTCGTCTTCCTCCTCAAAAATAGGTACACCCCCCACGAGAGGATTATACCACCCTTTTTTGCGATCTTCCAGAAACCTTTCTTGAGCTGTTTCCAAGTCTTTTCGTGAAGGGAAAACTCCAGTATTAATAACCTTCATGCCTTCTTCTGGCGGTAAAATACCCAGTTCCATCATGCGAGTGATCACACGCTGAACCTGATTTTCGTCCTTCATGTCAATATCTTCAAATTTAGCTTTAGGAGAACCACGGAACCCAAAATTCTTACAAATCTGATCTATTTCGGGCTGAAGAAACTCATTAAGAAAAGCTTCTCGAGATTCGTGTAAACGCTGCAAAAATAATTGAGCCTTGATCGTTGCATTGGCAAACTTCTCTTCTCCTAAAATCATGTTTTGGAGACCCTCTTTGATGTCTTGATTAACCACATCATATTTAGAGGGCCCAATCACTTTTTGAAGATCAGGAATAATAAAATCAGCTTTAGTAGTATAATCACTAACCAAAACACGCCCAATACTCTGATTCGTAAACAAACTTTGCATAGCGTGCATATTGCGGGGGTTAATACCTCCCTTGTCAGGAGTGGCCCCCATAGTGATCATTAACACTACATTTTCGACCGTACGGCAAATAGCCTGATCGATCTTTTTCATTTCTAATTTGAAATTTATATCATCAAGAACCGCAAACCCATAAGGTATCCCAAAGGGTTCGTAATCTTGCTTTTTATAAAAAGAGTAACGCAGTTTTTGGGGATCTAAATTAATTGTAATGCCCGTCGGAGTCCAAGAACTCTCCTTAATGCGCTTTTTAATGTTTTCTGGTAACGCATCGTAAAGCTCGCGGTCAGCATCATTTTTAGGGTCACGCAAACGCTCTATCTCGTATTCACTTAAAATTTTAGAAAAAAACCGAACATCAAAAGAAGTGGTGCGCTGAGCTACTACATCAAAAGGATTTAACAAAATATATTTAATGGGAATCTTATTTGTTTTAGCCATTAACCCCAGATTTCGAATCTTAGCAAAATCATCTGTTTTAAATTTGCTTTCGACAGTATAAAGAAAAATATTACCACTGCGATAATACTCCCTAAAAAACTGATCCTTAAGGCCCCACATCCCTATTTTCTTAAACCACGAATTAATGAAATTTCTAGCCTTATCGGTACCCCCCTCTAAATGAATCGCAGAATTAGAAAAATCAGCCATCATATCAATAGAGTTACGAAAGATAGCTACATTACAATACGCTTTTTGGCATAACTCAATAGCTTCGCGAAGATTAACTCCATCCATAGCGTACTGATAAGGAAGCATCCCTGCACGGATGTTGTTGTAACCATACAATTTAGGGTTGGTTGCTATGGAATTTCGGCGCCTATCAGTAGTTGGCCCCAAACCACCTGTTCCCTGATTGCGTGAATAAGCTTCTGCTGTATAATCGTAAAAAGAGTCTCCTATCAACTTGGGCTCGTAGTCCCCCTCTGACGCTACGCTTTCGTAAGGATTGTTGGGATATTGAAAGTTCTTCTCAAACTTTTTCCAATAGTCGGAACGCTTATTGTACTTTCTTTTTGCCATGGTAAATTTTACACTGAATTAATTAAAAGTGACTTTTAAAAGTCAAAAGTTAGTTTATGAACATTGGTTCAAATGTCTCTATTATATTCGATTTTGGTTGTTTTTTCGAGTCAAAATAAACCTTTGCCATCCAGTTAGCCAAAACCAAAGCAGAATAAGAATCTTTTCTAGCTTTGTCCGGGCCTGTTTGACGTCTCAAATTAGAGGGTAAATCAAAAGTTTGAGTCCCTTGCGCAGTCGAAGTGATTTGAATGAGGGCACATTGGTTTTTTGTCATATTCATCATATCTGCCTGATGTTCTATAAAATCAATCATTTTAGCCCCCGCACTCTGTTTCTCGAATTCACCTGTGCGCAAAAAGCGAATTTCTTCAATAGGAATTTTTTTATTTCTTTGGGACGTATACTGTTCATTAATGGCTTGACTGGCAAAAAGAAGACGCCTATGGTCAAAATGCGCCTGTAACAACTCGTTCGCTTGGCGAATCCAACTCGTAGTAGGCTTACGCAAAATAATGTGCTTATGGTCCTCTTTGTTATATTCTTGCTTAAAGACCCGCAAGTTGTCTTGATACTCTTCTGCTTTCTCGAACCCCACTTCGATAGGCTTCAATTTAATGTCGCGATGTTTAAACATTTCGCTTTCATTGCACGCCTGCAAAAACTGGACCCCTCCGTTATAATCTCCACACATAGCGACTATATTAAAATTCTCCAAACAATAAAGAAAATATCTAATATGGTGCTTTAAGGAAGTTCCCGGCAAAGCATAGCCATGTACTAAGATTGCTTTTTGTTGCTCATAATCCAATTTCAAAATTTGAATAGCAAAATCATCCGAACTTTCAGTTTGAGACCATGAAGGATCAAAAGCCAAAATATAATCCGATACACCATCCCCCTGCACCTCGATACACGGCGTTTCCCCATCAGGTACTGTACATAGGGCCATTTTACTTGTTTTAAAATAACCCGCGCTATCATCTGTAAAAACAGCCCCAAACTCACGTTCAAACTGAGATTGGCTCATAGTGGTTTTAGCTTGGTTGAGAAGATTCTGATCGTAAAGTTGGGTTGGTGCACAATCGTACGAAAAATGCATAATACACCGAGATGCGCTATCTGTTTGCTCTGTGCGCACAATGCTATTTTCAAATTGCTGATAAACCTTATAAAGGTACTCAAACTTATAAGAAGCGGAAGACAACGCTATAAGCTTGTTGTTGGGCCACACATGCCTATCCTCTTCCCTCATTTCTCCTTCTTCAATTAATCGAGTTTCCAATTTATCAAGATCATCTCGCTGAGTAGGGTTGGTCACCACAGATAAAAACGGAACGATAACCTCATTATAAATCCTATCCGGCATCAACAGAAACTCGTCAATAATAATACGATGAAAACGAAAACCACGTAACTTTTCACCATCCCCCAAAGGAAGAGCTCGAATCCGACTCAGTCCAATCTCCATCAACCACTCGTCGTTACTCTTGGAAACCTTAGTAATACACTGCTTGAAAAGCCCTGCATCAGGATGCATGGAAATATCTTCAATTTTCTTAAAAATCATTTTGGCTTGTCGAAAAGATTTTGATAAAATACCAATTTCAACACCTTGATTCAGAATAGCGTCTAGCGCAGCAAAAATACCTGTTGTAAAAGACTTAGACATCCCACGAGCCCATACCCCTAAAAAATAGTCAGTTTCGAACATACCTTTGATAGACATGTGTTGAAACGGAAACAACTTAATACCCATTAACAACTCTGCTGTAAAAGTAATATTATTTCGCAAAAACTCATACAAGGCAATTTTGGCCTCACGCTCATCCAAAAAACCCTCTATCGCAGCCAGTTCCTCGTTTGACCTGTATTTGCTAGGGGGCCTACGCTGTGTTCCTTCTGTCCAACTCATGGTCTAAAAAATATTGCATATCCGTACTCCACACTTCTTTGCCCTTGCAAAGCAGTCGGGGAATAATTTCCTCTGATATTTGACGGTTTCCAGTAAACAAAAATTGACAGTGTCCCTGAAATTCATAACTTAAATCTCTAACCCTCTTCAAAACAAAATCAATGTTTGCGGCTCGCTTGAACGCCCTACTTGCCTTGATCATTTTTTCTGGAGTTGACTCTATAACTATAAATAGATAAGAGTCCAATTCCTTAACCCTCTGCAACTCTCTTTTAAAACGTTCGTAATTTGTGTTGCTCAAGGTGGAATGTAAGTCCGAACCCGCTTTGCGATCTACATAGGTGTAAGAATATTGTTCTCCAGTCGCCACATAATCCCCAACCTCTAATTTTAAACTTTCTTGGTGACAGTCAAAAGATAACGGTTTTTGCTCACGAGTATCTACCGCTATAGTGAGATCTTTTGGCAATGTTTTTGTAAAAAACTCTTTGGGCAAGTTTCGATGGTAAAGTGGACGCAACCCTATTTTTTTTGCTGCTTCATTATAGCTACCAAATATTTTTCTGTAAATATCTATATCCGGTAAAAAACAACTTTTAGCTTCTAAGTGAAAAGGGGCATATCTCCTGTCTTTTTTGAGTTGTCTTTTTTCAATTAACGATAATATGTACTCTCCCACTTCTAACGAAGGGGCCTTAGCGCACCACTTTTTAAGTTGTTGCTTTGTTGAAAAATCCCTCTCAAAATACTCTTCATATTTTTTAAACGGCAATGGCTCTCCCGTGAGTTTGTTTACGCGCGGATAATGAAGAGTATAATATTCTGCCAAAGATAAGCCGTGCTGTTTTAGGTGTTTATGCAATGACCCCCTCCCTTCAAACTCTTTCTTGCATTCTACACAACGAAATATTTTTTTGCAGATTCTTTCCATTATATGATCTCCTGTCTAGTAATCCCCAAAACTCTAGCTTTCCAGTCGGTCATCTGTTCGAGTTTATCCGCCTCTTCTTTCACGCCTACCTTCTGCATCTCCGCCATGCGAAGCATCAAACGGCGCTCCTCTTCCTCTTGAAACAAGTTCACAAGCGCTAGCACCGACGCATTGCGCTGCTGCTGGTTTGCTATTCTTTTTGACCTTTCCCCGTTTAACTTTGCAACCATCTTATCGATACGGTTGGTACATTGATTATACTCTTCGGATTTGGTTTTAAGCATCTCCGTCAACCTCATGGTTAAATCGTTCTGACCTTCAGTATCATCAAACATCAAATTCAGTTTTTGTTTCTGTTGTTCTATTTCCTTCAAATTAACATAATCCATACATACATTAATATATAAATTAAGCTCATCTGCTGTCAAATCAGGTTTATCCCACGTCGCCCGGATAAACTCGGATTCTAACAGCTCACGGTTTTGCTTTGTACTGTAAGCATTGATTACTTGTATAAAACGAGGGGCAGACAGAAAGGTAAGCAAACACTCTAAGCATTTTTTATCTTGAACATTAATTTTATCTAAATCAAAGTCCTTGAAGACAACCTTGTTGACTTTTTTTACTAAGGTAGTCATAATTTTAGGTGGTGCGTAACGATCCCCTGTAATTTCGTCTCTAAGATTTGTCATATTAGGGAACTCTCGATTTACGAAATCTGATAGCGCAATAAACTTAGCACTCTCGAAAAAACCGCGATGATTAGTTTCCTCTGTCCACAAAAGTTGGGCGAGCTCTCTTTTGGTTACCTCCGCACAATAATGCCTGTGCACGAAATCCTTTTCGCCGTCCTGCAGGAAATATTTTCCCGCCTTTTTCTTGACTTTTGTGCGATACTCAAAACCCTTTTCTACCCAAAATTTTCTTAGAGCGCGCCCCCTGACTGTACTGCCTTTTTCATTGGGATCATCAAAAAGTTTTTTTGTTGCCTCATTAAGGTCCCCGTCCAGCTCTTTGAAAAGGTCCACTCCTTTCTTTTTCTCATCTTGAGATAAAATATAATTATTCATAAAAAATATCCTCTTTCTGAATTATTTTCTTTGCTGTAGTTTTGTATTGATTTTTTAAATTTTTTATTTGTTTGTACCCCGCTTTTCTTCCTTTTTCGTTGCTTTTGTACCCTAAAATACGAGCCACCTCTTCTTCAGATATACCGTCAATGAAAAGCATTTTATACACAAAATAATGGCGCGGTGTAAGGAGGCCCCTCATCCTGTTGTGTAACAATAATGCTGCACGCCCAATGTCAAAATGATCCTCTGGGACTGTATTCTGGGAGTACGTATGGAACTCTAGGGATAAGGGCATTTTGATATCAAAGGCATTCTTTTTGGTTTTTTCCCATTTGGCAAACAAGTCACATTCGTTGGACTGAAGGCCGCTAGGCGTAAAGGCACATAAGGCTGCTATCTGCCCCTCTGATTGCTCTTTAGATTGGTTGTGTTCGCAGTTAAGGCAGGGACGCGCAAAATTAGAATAATTGTTGCGTAATATATTTTTTAACTGATTAGTAATAATCTTGTTAACCCACGGCTCAAGAGCGCGGGACTGGTCCCATTGGTTCCATTTTTTAAAAATATGCGCACGAATGATTTGGGCAACATCATCAAAGTCAAACCAAGCAATAGCGTGAAGATGCCACTTGTAGTACCTCTTCCGTATCTCGTTGTCTATTACATGCGCCTTATCTTCGTAAGTTTCATTCTGCTCCATCCTCAGTGATGTGTGACTGTCGGCTAGACGCACATTCTGCCATGGATTGAGCGAGAAAATCTTTTTTGCTCTGCCTTTTTCTTTTTCCTCCCTTTTGGGGGGTAGTGGCACTAGACGTGTCAACTTGCGCGGGATCCATGGGGTTGTTGAACAAATCCCCCAAAGTGGTGTTACCGCTTTCCAAATCAACCGAATATTCTAGTTTATCCAACGAAGGGATATCCTCCTCTTCTTGTGTTTCTAATTCGTCTGTAACGTTCGAAGCTGTACTCACCTTGCCAAACTGGATTCCGCACGATTGACAAAACTTTGGTTTGTTTAAGGTGTAGGTAGCTCTCGCTCCACAATCAGGACAAAATATACTAGCCATTTTTTATAATTTTGATTTTTGGGATATTTTCAATTTTATTTACTATAAATTTCAGAATTTCGCTTCTCATTATATCGTCCTTAGTGAACTCAAAACAATGTATTCCCTCTTCTGAGCTTTCTTCGTCGTTAAATGCTTGCCACATTGTCCGGAAGCCAGTTTTGCCATTAATATCAGATTGCAAAGGATCCCCACAAATAAACATTTTGGTGTTTTTGCCAATGCGGGTCACTAGCGTAACCAGCTCTTTCAACGTAAAGTTTTGTGACTCGTCAGCAATAATAAGCTTATTAAACCAATTCGCTCCGCGCAAGTAATTAACAGGGGCCGCCGAGATAATCTTCTCTTCTGTCAACATTTTAATTTGATCGCTTGCTAAAATCTCCTGCATCTTATCTGTCAATGGCATCATAAACGGGTGAAACTTTTCATCTACATCTCCGGGCAAATGACCCAACCCCCGATCTGCGCTTTCTACGATTGTTCTCACATAAAAAATATCCAAATCATTGTTTTCATTAAAGAGCCTCAACGCCGAATATACTGACATAAATGTTTTAGAACATCCCGCGGGACCCGCTATGAACATTATTTTTGTTTTTTCGTCAAACGCTTTGTGTAAAAAATCTTTTTGTTTGCCTGTTAAATCAAAATGTTTAAAGTTTAATTTGTACTTGCTTTCCGCTATCGGCAAAATTTTGTCCGTCTCCTTAGGTTTCTTACGCCTACTTGCCATATGTTCATATATAATTACACTTGACTAATGATTTGTCCGCTTTAATATAAAAAGAAATGATATTTCATGTTTTGTCAATTCCGGTGTACCCCACCCGCAAAGAAATCACCGTTTGCGCGTTTACCCAAAAAGTTTACAAATTTTGTACCGAAATGACACGCCGCGGTCACACTGTTTACCACTATGGACACCCGGACTCAAAAGTAGAATGCACAGAACACATTAACGTTATATCTCGTAGTACGTATAACAATGAATACGGCGACCAAAAATGGCAGGATTTTTTACCCCAATACACAGACAATCAAACACACAAAGAATTTAACGCAAATGCCGCCACCGAAGCCCTTAAGCGGCGTCACAATAAAAATGATTTTGTATTAGCCTTCTGGGGGTTTGGCCATGTGGCAGCCTGTGAGAAATTACGCGATCATATGATGATAGTGGAACCGAGTATCGGTTATGATTCTTTTTTTGCGCACTACCGCATATTCGAATCATATGCTCACCTTCACCGCATGTTAGGGGGAGCCCAACAAGATCAACCCTCTTCTTTCGACCACGTCATTCCTCCCGGCTTTAATTTAAATGATTTTGAATTCTCAGAAAAAAAAGATAACTATTTTTTGTTTTTAGGGCGAATAGTAGACTCTAAAGGGGTTCACATTGCCGACCGACTCTCGCGCGTGTTGCGCTGCCCTATTAAATTTGTAGGGCCCCATACCCTAAAAACCTCTCTCCCTAAAAACAACCCATATGCCGAATACATTCATACCGTCTCGACCAATGAAAGAAAAGACTTGCTAAAAAACGCTAAAGCCCTTTTGCTCCCTAGTTTATATATGGAACCATGTGGCTGGTCTATGATAGAAGCATGGTTATCAGGTACGCCGGTATTAAGCACCGACTGGGGCGCACCATCAGAATATAACCTCCACCGAAAAACCGGTTTTAGATGCCGAAGCCTCAATGAATTTTTTCATGCAGCAAATTTAATCAATACTATCAGCCCCTCCTACTGCCGCCGCTACGCCGAATCAAACTTTGAAATAGGACACATAATGCACCAATATGAAAATTATTTTAATTTTTTAATTACCCAAAATAACCCTGACTGCTGGGAAGACACTTTCGACAAATGTTCTTTTACTGTCAAACCTTTTTTGGTGTAAATTTTAATGAATCTTTTTTATCATAAGTAACATTAAAATATATTAATGCACATAAAACCCCTGACTGCGGCGAAAGCAACCAGAGGGTTCACTTTAATCGAACTTCTTGTTGTCATCGCCATTATTGCGATACTGGCGGCCCTTTTGCTTCCGGCGTTGGGATCGGCTAAGCAAACGGGA